CATTAAATCGGCTCTGCTTCCTGTTAGCTGTCCAGTGATGCCCACCGACTTTACGCTTGGGGCTTGGTGTGGTGAACAATTTACATCGAAGCTGATGCGACTCCAGCGTGAATCGTCTGATTTCGGTTGCAGATGTTTGAGCCATTGAGTTTCTATGATAAGTTTTTGTAGGAAGATAGACATATTATCCGCACGTTCCTTAGATGCGGATATAATCATTATTTTCTTTTCAGGATCTTTAAAGAGAGTCCAGAGGACGAAGGCTCCTGTGATCCAACTTTTTCCAACACCACGGAAAGCTTGAATCTGAAGACGTTTAGGTCCATGTTGAAGATAGTCTGCGATTGCATATTGAGCTTTAGTAGGAGGGGGTAAATCAAGCTCTTCCCACAAGGCTGTAAGGAAAAGCTTAAAGTCTTCTTTTAGTGAGTCAACGACATTAGTCATACTTTATAGCGATTACCAAATCCACTAGAATCTAGTGAACCAGCACCGTCTTTCTTAAGTTTTTCTAAGAGTTTGTTTACTGCAGGATCTTTACCTGAGCCTTTATACATGACTCCAGGTATTCCAGCAGTTTTAGACCCAGAGAAGTCACCATCTCTGAATGCATCGATGTCATGTGTTGCTTTTTTCTTGTTTCCCATAATTAAGCTGGTGCGTCATTGTCAGTGCCAAATGGATCTATGTCCACTGGTCTTTGTGCGGGTTCTCTTTCAGGAGAATAGTTTGTATCTTGATAGGGTGCATTAGCAGTTGCTATACCTGATAAAGTTTTAGCTGCATAATCTAATGCAGGTCCAGCTTTTTTAAGCTTTTTTTTCCATCCTCCTTTTTTCTTTTCTGCCATAGTTATCTGATTCTTAAAGATCGTAAGTTTACTTCATCAACATAATCAGCTGCACCCGTAAAATTACGAATGTTACTACGATTAGTAGATGAATCTGCATCTAATTTAATATCATTTTTAATATCTTCACCTCTACTGAAGTCCATTCTTGATATATCAATACCTGTATTAATAGAATCAAGACCACCAGCTATTAAATCACCAGCTACTGGAATCCAACCTAATGCTCCGCTTAAAGCAGCGATAGTAGCTTGATCCCATTTACCTTCACTTATATATCCTCCAGCTTCAGCTGCAGAAATAGCTATATCAACTCCAGGTACAAATTTAGCTGCTGATTTACCAGCTCTTGCAGCTAGAATTTTAGCAATACGTTTTTGGACAACAGCACTATTTTGTAAAGTTAAAGATCCAGCAGCTAATGTACCAGTAACTCCAGCACCTATTACATTACCTGCAGCTGCTTGAGCAACTGTCATAGAAAACATATTAGCTGTATTTACTGTTCTAGATGCTCTACTTAAATTATCTTTCAAAGCTTGGTTCAATAAAGCACGTCTTCCTTCAATTTCAGCAGCTCCTGCTGTTATATTAGGATCATGTAAAGCTCTACTTCTCCATTCTTCAGTTAAACCTTTACCACCATTTGGAGTACCAACAAATCTATTTATATTAGTATCACCTTCCATTAAATATTCGTTAAAAGCAGCTGATATATTATATCTACTACCTTTACCTATAATATTAACACCAGCATCTTGTAAATCCTCAACTGATTTAAGTGTATCACCTCCTAATGGTACATTTGCTGTTAAACCTTTATGTTCTATGTATCCTGGTTGATCAGCTAAATTAGAAGGACTATTTATACCATAATCTTCAGAAGATAATCCATGACCAGCATGATATTCAACTCCAAATTTACTACCTAATATTTTAGCTCTAAACGCAGCTTGACTATATGATCTATTTAACCATTTTTTAAATCCTTCTAAAGATTTAGTTTTACCACCTCCATCTAAAGCTACAGGCCAATTATTTGGACCAAATTTCCTGTCTAAATCTCTAGCTTGTCTTATTACAGGACCACTAGTTATTTCACCATCAATAATACTAGTAGATCTATATAATCTTTTTTGTTTATTAGTAAGTTCGTATTTACCAGTTTTTTGGTTTTTAGATAAAGGTTTTAACCCAGGCCATTTTCCTCTAGTCATGTTAACTTTAGGATTATCATAATTCCTAAAAAATGCGTTAACATTTTCAATATTTTGAGGTACTTTATCTATATAAATTTTACCAATAGAAGCACGTAATCCACTTAATTCGTTTCTAGTTAATGGTCGTCCTAAAAACTCCATATGCTGTTGTCTTAAGATATCTAATCTTAGACCAATTAATTCACGTAATTCATCGACTTGGCTACTTTTAATATGCCAACTACCGTCTTTACGTTGTTTAATAGCCATGGCTTAGTCCATATCCATAGGTGATGTTATAGCTAACTTTTTCTTATTCTTTTTATCCTTTAGCCATTTAAGATGATTCTGTCGAGCTGCCCATCGCATCTCGTCTGATAAACCAGCTTGAGCTGCTGGACTATTAGCAGTATCAGCTAACCATTTTGCTTTTGCACCAGATGCATCTTTCTCATCAAATTCTTTAAAATCTTTATAAACAGTTTCTTTTCCACCATCAGTACTCCAAGTTCTGACTTCATTAGGATTTAGATCTCTAGCAACTTCACGTTCATAATCTGGAGAAACATTACTATTATTTATAGCTAGTTGACTTGCATTATTAGGTTGATTACCTGTTATATTAATATTCACACCATCACCAATACCCCAAGTAGGACTTGGACCCCAGGTACCTTGTTCTGACATCTCCATTTCAGAGTCAGTCATTGAACCTCTAAGACGATCTTGTTCTTCTAACTTTTGGATTCTTAATGCTTCTTTTTGTTCAGCTTTAGCTTTTAACTGAGTTTCACCAGCAGGATCTAAACTTTCTACATAATCTGGATTTATTTTATAACCAAGACTATTTTTATCACTATATCTAGTACCTATATTATCATAATCATCGATTACTAAACGTTCTAATAACCCAACAGGTGCTCTTTTAATATATCTACTAGTTACTACTTTTTTTAATTTACCTTCTTCTCGTTTTAATTTATTCATATAGGTATTAAGATCTTGACCTATACCTGCTACCCCATATTTCTTTCTCAATTCATTAACTTTACCAGTATAATTAGCTTTATTTGTATAATCGTTTGGGTTACCTAAGTTTTTTATATCCTCTTGAAATTGTATCATCTTTGCTTGATGAGCTTCTAATCTCAATTGAGCTTTATTTTTCTTTTTTTCAGCCATTTACTTTTTCCTCCTAATGGATAAACGTGCTCTGTTTTTAGAGCGACTTAGAGGTCTGCCCTTTGTTTTGCTACCCTTGTAGTGTGCAGCATCTCTTTTGTCGCCTACTTTTAACTTAAGCTTACGTCTAAGTTTGTTGGCATTCTTTTTGATAGACTTACCTTTCTTAGTTTTTTGGTAAGCACTTTGTTGTTTCAGTCGCCTCTTCCGAGCCGCTGGATTCTTCCTATAGTACTCAGCTGTGCGACTTGCCATACATCCTCCTAGTGATTAGCTCTGGGTCTATCTTGGGGATAACTTTAGATAATTTATCTAATGCACTACCATCATATGCGATGCCAGTGATATCATTTGTTTTCAGCCAATCGCAGGCTGCTTTTAAGTCTTGAGTTGAAGCCTCACCACTTTTAACTCTCTTTAGAAAGTCTTTAGTGACAAGGCTGTGTAACTCATTAAACTCTTCTTCTGTGGCTTTAGCCATAGTAACTATGCTTTACGTGTTTTACCTTGTTTAGCGGTTTTTTTAGCTTGCATTCTAATGTTCTTTCTCAGTTTATCAATAGAATCTTGAAGTTGTTTAGTACCCGCTCCAACTTGATTAGGTGAAGTCAACTTCTCTAGTCTTAAGATTTTTTGTTTTAGAGTTCCGTCTAGTAATCCCATAATTAATTAGATAATAGTTTTTCTTTTACAATTTTAAGTGCTTGATCATCTAACTTATTATCAGTTCTAGATACATAAGCTTCTAATAGATCTACTACAAGCTTCTTGACTGAATCTGACTTCAAGAAGGCGAATAGGATGGGCTTGATAATTAGGATCATTGTTTTTTAGAATGGGTTATACCAAGGCTTTTCCTTGGGGATTGGGGGTTGTGTTGATTTTAAATA